TTCAAACGCTGGGCGGTCCGCAGCCGCAGATAGTTGGCCGGGTTGACCGTGATTACAGCGCCGCAGCCGCGCTTTACGGCGATGCGCGGGCGTTTTTCAGGGCATGGATTGCTAACCGCCTTGGTTATTGGCGCTACGTTGCCCAAGGTGGCCCCGCGATACATGGCGCGGCTGGCATCGAGCCAGACATGATCCCCGGCGCGCTGGCCGTGGGCGACATTCGCCATATCCGCTTGCCCATTGCCGCCATGCCGTGCCAGGTTGAGTGCATCGGCATCAACCCCGGCGCGGTGAACCGCCGTATTCAGGAACTCGCCGCGCTGCCCTATGCGACGGCTAGAACGCAGGTGAATGCGGCATGATCGACCCCACGCAAGGCAATATCCACTACATCGACCCGCCCGCATGGCTCGACGACGCGCCGGAATGGGACGAAATGCCGGAGTGGGCCGAAGCCGGGGAATTCGCCAAGCCGGAGCCCGCCGTTGCCGAACGCTGGCCCGTCCCGGTTGACCTGTGGGCGCGATACGAAGAACCGAAGCTGCCCGCCGACCTGCTGCCCGAAGGCATCGAGCGCTTTGCCCGCCGTCAAGCCGCGATCATGGGTGCGGATGCGGCGGGCATGGCAATGGCGGCGCTGACGGTTTGCGCCACGGCGATTCCTGACGCCATCGAGCTGCAAGTGAAGCGCAACGATCCGACATGGCGCGAACACGCGCGGCTATGGGTAGCGCTGGTCGGCCCGCCATCCCGCAAGAAAACGCCGATATTCAAAGCCGCCATGGGGCCGCTGCGGGCAATCGACAACACCTTGATGCGCGGCTATCTCGCCGCAAGCGAAGAATACGAGGCGCTCACCAAAGAGGAAAAGAAGGCCAGCCCAAAGCCCAAGCAGCGGCGGCTGGTTATCAGCGATACGACTATCGAAGCGGCGCAGGAAGTCATGATGGACAGCCCCGATGGCGTCCTATCGGAGCAAGACGAACTATCGGGCTGGTTTGGCTCGATGGACCGCTACAATGCCAAAGGCGGGGGTGACCGCGCGTTTTGGCTCAAGGCCTTCAACGGCGGCACCTACAACCTCAACCGCATCGCGCGCGGCGCCAAGCAAATTCCCAACCTCTCGATTTCATTGCTGGGCGGCATCCAGCCCGAACCGATGCGCAAGTTTGCCTCGGAAAGCGTTGACGACGGCTTGCTGCAACGGATGCTGCCCGTGATCCTGCGGCCCAGCACGGTAGGGCAGGACATCGGCCCGGATGCAGCGGCACAGGCTTACGAACAACTGGTCAGCGATCTCTACGGCCTGCGCAATCAGGGCCATATGGTGATCCATTTCAGCGACGGCGCAAAGGCGATCCGCGACACGCTCGAAGGCCAGCACCTCGCCCTGTCGACAGCGCTGGAAAGCGTTTCGCCGAAGCTGTCGGCCCACTACGGCAAATACGACGGCATATTTGCCCGCCTGTGCCTCGTGTGGCACTGCATCGAGAATGCCTACCATGCCCTGCCCCAGACCGTTTCAGAGGCCACAGCGGGCCGCGTTGCCGATTTCATGGAGGAATTTATACGCCCCAGCGCCATCGCGTTCTACGCCGGCATTCTCGGCATGGGCGCGGGCCACGAAGACCTGATCGCGCTGGCCTCGCTGATCGTCGCCAAAGGCATGGGCGAGGTAGCGGCGCGCGACGTGCAACGCAGCGGTCAATCCATGCGCCACGTCACCGCCGAAGACTTCCGCGCCATCGCCGAAAAGCTCGAAGCCTTCGGTTGGCTCGAACGCGGCGAACCCAAGCCGAAGTCCGTAACGACGCGCTGGATCGTAAATCCACGTGTCCACGACCTGTTCCAGGACCGCGCCGAGGTGGAAATGGCCCGGAGGCAGGCCGCGAAGGACGCTTTGCGCAGCGCAATCGAGGAAAGGAAGGCCAATGCCCAGACGCGTTCTGACTGACCCCGACATCGTTAAACACGCCCGCCGCGCCTATCGGTTTTTCCTGGACGCGGGGGATAACCCGGACAGCGCCTTGCACAAAGGCATTGCCGCGACACTGGCGAACCGCTGGACCAAAGGCCGCTTCGATGTCACCAGCCCGCGCGGGCTGGTCCATTACGGGGAGCAATATGCCGCCCTGCAAGCCCTTGTTACCGCTCCGGATGGCGAAAACCAATGTTCATGAAAATGGCCTTGGATATGAACGGCGAGCCTAGTTGTCGCTAGTTGTCGCCGGGAAATCGGTCTAGTTGTCGGCAGATGTCGCTTGTTGCGTGAGGTGTAAATAGAAATTTTGCTCTCTCTCTTTTTGGCGCGATGTTTTTACGCCTCGCGCGCGTCAAGCGACAACTAGCGACAACTGGAATTTAAGCGAAGGGGAAACGATATGGCCAAACCGCAGCCCTTGCCGCAACCGCGCAACCGTGTTAACGGACTGGTCGCATGAGCGGGGGCAGACCAACCAAGTATGATCCGGCGTTTTGCCAGACCGTCATCGAGTGCGGCAAGCAGGGCATGACGCTGGCCGAAATGGCCGATGCTCTCAATGTCAATCGGGCCACCGTCAATGAATGGACGCAGCAGCACGAAGAGTTTTCTAGCGCCGTAAAACTTGGCCTTGAAAAAGCTCTGTCCTGGTGGGAGCGAAATGGCCGCACCGCAACCTTCGGATCGCATCCCGGCTTCAATGCCACGAGCTACATTTTCCAGATGAAAAACCGCTTCCGCGATGACTGGCGCGACAAGGTTGAGCAAGAGCATAGCGGCGGCGTGACGGTGGAGATTTTGCGGCTGGGGGGCGGGGAGTGACCCGCATCCGCCTGCCCCACAACAACTGGCGTCCGCGCCCCTACCAGATGGGCTTGTGGCGCTATCTGGAGAACGGTGGGCGTCATGCCGAGGCGCTGTGGCACCGGCGGGCTGGCAAGGACGAAATCCTGCTGCATTGGGGCGCTGTGGCCTCGCACCAGCGCGTTGCGACCTACTGGCATATGCTGCCCATGGCATCGCAGGCCCGCAAGGCGATTTGGGAGGCGATCAACCCGCACAGCGGCAAGCGGCGGATCGACGAAGCATTCCCGCACGAGCTGCGCGAGACGACGCGCGAAAACGAGATGCTCATCAAGCTCAAGGTCGGCTCGACATGGCAGGTGGTCGGCTCGGACAACTTTAACTCGCTGGTCGGCTCCCCCCCGGCTGGCGTGGTTTGTTCGGAATGGGCGCTGGCAAACCCTTCGGCCCGCGCTTACCTGCGCCCGATCCTGGCCGAGAACGGCGGCTGGCAGGCCTATATCACCACGCCGCGCGGCAAGAACCATGCTTACAACACGTTCGCAGCGGCAGAGGCGGATATGCGCGCCGGGAAGGACGTGTTTGCCGAGCGGCTGAGCGTATTCGACACCAAGGCTATGGATGCGGAGACAATCGAGCGCGAACGGGCCGCGTATATCGCCGATTACGGGCAGGACGCGGGCGATGCGCTGTTCCGGCAGGAATACCTCTGCGATTGGGACGCGGCTATCCTGGGGGCTTATTACGGCGCTGAAATGCGGATTGCGCTTGACCAGGGGCGGATCACCGAGCTGGATTACGACCCGGACCTGAAAGTCCACACGGCATGGGATTTGGGCTGGACCGACGATACCGCGATCTGGTTTTTCCAGGTGCATCGCGGCGAGGTGCGGGTGATCGATTACTACTCGGCATCGGGCAAGGACATACCGACGATTGCCGAAGCGCTGTGGAACAAGGGCTATGCCTACGGGGATCATTGGCTGCCACACGATGCCAGGCCCAAGACTTTGGCGGCAAACGGACGTTCGATTGTCGAGCAACTGTTCGCGCTGGGTATTCGCGGCAAGATCGTGCCGTCGCTGTCATTGCAGGACGGGGTGCAGGCCGCGCGCAAGATGTTTCCGCGCGTCTGGTTTGATGAAGGCCGCTGCCATGAGGGCATCGAGTGCCTGCGCCAGTATCGCCGGGAATACGATAGCGACAAGCGGGTATTCCGCGACAAGCCGCTGCACGACTGGACCTCGCACGGCGCGGACGCGTTTCGCATGATGGGCATTGCCTGGCGCGAGATGGCCCCCGCCGCCAAGCCCGAACCGCCGCGTTTTTTCAACGACCTCACCGCAAACGAGGTATTCTGGCCCAAGCCAAGCACGGCTGTTTCTTTTGAGAGGCTCTGACATGTTTAAGTGCGAAGTAACCAGAGACGGGCGCGCCGCGATATTTGCTCCGTCCCGCAACAACGCGCGGTTTGGTGTAATGCTGAATGTTCCCCAAACCAGTGGGGCTGTCTTGGCCCCTGAGATCGATCACGCCTTGCAGATATTGCAGGCAATCAAACCCGAAAGGCTCTGACAATGACTAACCAGGTTTCATGGACCGACGACCTTGGCGGGCTTTACAATGCCAACGCGGTAACGCCGCTGCCCGTCACCATGCCCGCTTCTGGCATTCCGGCTGGTGCAACGCCGCTGGTCAGCGCTTCGGGCAACGTCGCCAATGCTTCGGCTGTCGCGACGCTGGCGGGCGCGGCGGGCAAAACGACCTATATTTCCGGGTTTGAGATCACGGGCGGCGGCGCTACTGCCGCTGCGCTGGTTTCGGCCACTGTGGCGGGGCTGCTGGGCGGCACGGCGACATATACCTACGGCGCGGTGACGGGTGCAGCGGCAGTGAATGCGCCGCTTGTTGTCGTATTCACGCCGCCGCTGCCCGCATCAGCGGTCAATACCGCCATTGTGGTTACGCTGCCCGCTTTGGGCGCGGGCAACACCAATGCTGCCGTTGTGGCGCACGGCTACCGGGTCTAACGATATTTTGAGAGGCTGATATGGCAGAGATTTCACCCCGTCCCGATGCGATGAAGCCAGTTGGGCTTGCCTCCGCCGTTGCCGACGTGTCCTACATGAACCGCCCGGTCACGCTGCGCCAGGTTGCGACCAATACCGCGCTGGCGAACAACTTCAATGCGACGAACAAGCAGATGATGTTCCGCACGGCCCATGTCATGCGGGCGCATGGCGGGGTGACGGCGCTGCAAGTGGGTTTCGCCAATTTCTATGTGCCGATTTCCGGCATTGAGGCAGGCGTCGGCGCGACCACGACGTTTACCGGATCGATCGAATATCCGTCCGGCACTTTTACGCAGCTAAAATTCTCTGGGTCCAGTTCCTACATTTGCCCGGATAACTCGATTGCGTTGTCCGATTTGACCAACGTCACCATTCCGGAAGGCGCAGTTTTCTGGGTGCGAATGTATTCCACCTCGGCGGCGGGCATCATTTTCACGTCATGCACCAATGCCAACTTGAATGTGCAGATGGGTGAAAGCCTGACTTATGGTGTGTCCGGCGTTGTGGATCAGACTATGGGCGGGACCGTGCCTTTGGCCGATGCCGGGGTGACGGTGCATCGTCCCTGCTGCATTCTGGGCTATTCGTCCACAGCCGTGCCTTACATTGTCGGCGACAGCCGTGGAGCTAACCCGCTGGATACGGCAGCGTTCGGCATTCTGGAAACCGGCCATGCCGTCCTGTTCAACGATCTGCCTTACCTCAATGTCTCAACGGGCGGGGCAAGAACAACGAGCTGGACGACAAGCGCAGCCGGACGCGCCCAGCGCGTGGCATTGAGCGCCTACGCCACGCACGGGGTGCAATTTCTCGGCATCAATGACCTCAATATCCCGACGCCAGCCGCGACGATCCAGGCCAATCGACAGGCGATTGCGGGATATATGCCCGCGCTGCAATGGTGGCAGGTCACGATTGACCCCTACACCTCGGCCTCAACCGATTCCTACGCGACGATTGCCAACCAGACCGTTGGCCCGAATGAGGCGATACGGGTGGCGATCAACACATGGGTCCGCGCCGGGGCAACGCCATTTGCGGGCTATTTCGATATTGCCGACGCAATCGAAAGCTCGCGTAACAGCGGCAAGTGGAAGGTTTCATCGACGCAGGGGCCATTCACGGTCGACGGGCTTCATGCCAACCAGGCGGGGCGCTATGAGGTTATGAGAATCCAGCCCGTAAACACGGGCGTGTTCCGTGTCTGAGACATTGCAAGCCCCCAGCGAAGTAGGCCCCTACCTTGACACGGTGAAGGCTTACGAAAAGGCGTCGTCGAAATGGCGGACGCAGGCAAAGAAGATCGTCAAGCGCTACCTTGACGAGCGCAGCGACCAGCAAGCCAACAGGCTGAAATTCAATATCCTGTGGGCGAACGTCGAGACGCTGAAGCCCGCGATTTATGCCAAAACGCCGAAGCCTGAAGTTGAGCGGCGGTTTCTGGACAAAGACCCGGTTGGCCGCATGGCATCTGAGGTGCTGGAACGGTGCCTGGATTACTACCTGAGCGCGACGCCGTTCGGCTCGACTATGCGGCAGTCGCGGACGGACTACCTGCTGGTGGGGCGCGGCACGTCGTGGGTTCGCTATGTCCCGCAGATCAAGCAATTGTCGCCGCAAATCACCGATGACGTGGCAATCGGCGACGATAACGAGGACGGCGAAGCGCCCGAACCCATGGAAGAGATTTCATGGGAAGACGTGATGTCCGATTACGTCCACTGGAGCGACTTCGGACACAATATCGCCCGGACGTGGGAGGAGGTGAACGCGGTCTGGCGCATTGTCTACATGACCCGCCAGCAGATGAAGCGGCGCGGCTTCGAGGAATGGAACGAGGTTCCGCTTGATTACACCGATCGCGAAATGAAGGATGCGGACGGCGATACTGGCAAGAAAGCCGCCGTTTTCGAGCTATGGGACAAGTCCGAGCGCAAGGTGTTCTGGTTTACCAAGGCGCACCCGCGCTTTCTCGACGTGCGCGACGATCCGCTGGGCCTCGACCGCTTTTTTCCCTGTTCGCAGCCGATCTACGCCACGCTGGCGAATGAAAGCCTGATCCCGGTCCCGGATTACATCGAATACCAGGACCAGGCGACCGAGCTTGACGAGATCACGGCGCGCATTTCGGCACTGCAAAAGGCGATCAAGGCGGCGGGTGTTTACGACGCCGGGCAGCCGAACATCGCGCGGCTGCTCAATGAAGGCGTGACCAATGAATTGCTGCCCGTCGAGGGCTGGGCGGCATTGCAGGAAAAGGGCGGACTTTCCGGCGCGGTTGAAATGCTGCCGATGAAGGAAATCGCCGAAACGCTGTTGATGCTTTATGAGGCGCGCGAGAAGGTCAAGCAGGACCTTTACGAAATCACGGGTATGTCTGACATTATCCGGGGCGCGACCAAGGCGACCGAGACAGCGACGGCGCAGAATATCAAGAACAGCTACGTCACGCTGCGCCTGTCCGAAAAGCAGCGCGAGATGCAGCGCTTTGCCCGCAATACCATCGAGATCATGGGCAACATCATCTGTCGCCATTTTCAGGACGAAACCATTGTCAAGGTTTCGGGCGTCCAGATGCTCACGGCGGAGCAAAAGCAGCAGGCCCAGATGCAGCAGCAGATGGCCGGGAAGCCTGCACCGCTGACCGGCCAGCCGATCCCGCCGCTTGACGAAGACGTTGCGGAATTGCTGTCTGAGCCGACATGGGAGGAAGTGCTGGCATTGCTGCGCGCCGATCCTGATCGCTGCTTCCGGATCGACATCGAAACGGACAGCACCATTGAGCTTGATGCGGCGCAGGACCGTGATGAGGCGATGGCGTTTCTTACCGCAGTGGGCGGGTTTCTCGAAAAGGCCGTGCAGGTGCCGCCGTCGCTTGCGCCGCTGGCCGGGGCGATGCTGGAATTCGGGGTGCGGAAATGGCGCGTCGGTCGGCAGCTTGAAGGGACGATCAACAAAACCGTTGAGGAAATGGAAAAGGCGGCGAAGAATCCGCCGCAACAGCAGCCAGATCCGGCCATGGCAAAGGTGCAGCAGGACGGCCAGATGCAGACCGCGCAATTGCAGCAGTCCGGGCAGCTCAAGCAAGCCGAAATGGCAGCGAGTGCGCAAACCGAACAAGCCAAGATCGCCTCAATGCAGAAAATCGAGCAATTGAAGCTCGACGGGATGCACCAGATCGAGGCGGGCAAGCAGGCGCTGGAGGCCGAACGGCTGCGCAGCGATGCCCAAAGCAAGGCCATACAGGCCGAGAATGAGCGCCAGTTGGAGGAAATGCGTATTTCCGCCGAGGATGCCCGCGAACGTGACCGTATGGCTGCTGAACAGGACATGGAGCGCTTCAAGGCTGAACTGGAAGCGCGGACGCGGATCGAGGTTGCGGAAATCACTGCCGGGGCATCGCTACAGGCGGCGCAGATCAGCGCGGCATCGGCGGCGGTCGAGAACAAGCCCGAAAAGGCAGAGGAAACCAAGCCGGACAAGGGGCATGAAGCGCTGGCATCGGCAATTCAAGGCATGACCGAGGTTGTCAAGGAAAGCCGCAAGCCGCGCAAGGTCATCCGTGACGGCGATGGCAAGGTGGCGGGCATCGAATGACCGACAATACTACCCTTCCGATTCCGTCCGGTTCGACCAGCGGCGATGTCATCCGCGACATTGACCGCGCCGGGATCAAAACGCAGGTTGTGCAGCTCGATATAGGCGGTGCGGCTGCGGAAAGCCTTGTTACGGGAACAATGCCCGTCAGCGGCAATGTCGGCGTCACGGGCAGTGTGGCGGTCACAGGCACGTTCTGGCAGGCCACGCAGCCCGTTTCAGGCACGGTTACAGTCGGCAATGCCTCGCTGGCCGTGACGGGGCCTTTGACCGATACGCAGCTACGGGCGGCGGCAGTTCCGGTTTCGCTTGCCAGCACCACGATCACAGGCTCGGTTGCTGTTACCGGGCCGCTGACCGATACCCAATTACGCGCCAGTGCGGTGCCTGTCTCGCTGGCTTCAACGACGATCACCGGGACGGTTGCGGCAACGCAAAGCGGCACTTGGACAGTGCAGCCCGGCAACACGGCAAATACAACGCCGTGGCTTATGCGGCCTAGTGACGGCACGAACAATGTTGCTGTCAAAGCCGCAAGTGCTGCGGCAGCATTCACCGACCCGGCATTGACGGTTGATGTAAGGCCGGGCGGCGCACAGGTCACAGCCGCCGCTGCCCTTGCGGATGCATTTGCCAACCCGACGGTAGGTCAGCGCGCTGTTCTAGCCTCGGTATTCAACGGCACCACATGGGACCGGCAGCGCGGCATGGGGCTGGCGACGACGACCGGCGATACCGGCGCGAAGACGGCCACGGGCAACGGGGCAACGCAGACCAACGTCGGCAACAAAGGTGTGCAAGTCCTGATTGTCATGGGCGCGGTAACGGGGACTACGCCGACCTTTGTCGGCAAACTGCAAGGTTCGGTCGATGGCGGCACAACATGGTATGATATTCCCGGCGCGGCCACGGCATCGCTGACGGCAACGGGTAACTTCGGCATTCTGGTTTACCCCGGCATCGCTGTGACGGCGGGAACGACCACGACCGGGACCACGGCCACGGCAAACATGACGATCCCCCGCAACTGGCGGCTGGTATGGACGATTGGCGGCACCACGCCGTCGTTCACAATCACGTCGGTGCAATACAATTACCTGGTCAACTGATATGCTGCTGACCCTCCTCTTTCTCGGTAGCGCCAACGCAGCGCCCCCGGTTGTCTCGGTTGCCGATACCCATGACGGCGCGGGCTGGGCCGTCCATCAGCTTGCGGTTGACCGGGAAAAGCGGCTTTCGCGGATCAAGCGGCCCGATACGGCAGCGGAGATTGCGGCAGATATGCGGCAGGCGATGGTGCCGAAAGCTGCGGTGCCGCGCCCGATGGTGGCTTCGGCAACCGCGCCGGTATTCGATGATGACGAGGATGATGTGTTATGTCTGTTGTTTTAAACAGCAACGGGATTGCTGAAATATGCCGCTGCACCGCGCGAAATCGCGGGGTTACGCTTCCCGTCGATTTCATTGAACGCGCCGAAAAAGAAATAGCCCGGCGGATACCACGGAACGAATATGTGGCGCTTTCGCGCGATGGCTTGACCGCCGAAGTCATTTCAGGGCGGCTTGTTGTCGAAATTCTCGCCAAGCAATTTGAAGTTCTGGAGGCGCAAGATGCCTGACATTGACCCTCGCACTGGAGTAACTAAGGCGCGCTATTTTGAAATGCATGGGCTGATTGACGGATCACCCGAAGCCGAAGCCGCATGGGCCGCAAAACTGGCCTTTGTCCCGATCCGGCTGCAACCCCTAGTGATGCGCGATATCGAGCCGTATCAGGCTATGGGAACGGACATTGCGACCGGAACTGCGCCGTGGATCACTTCGCGTTCGCAGCACCGGGATTACATCAAGCGCAACAACTACGTTGAGCTGGGCAATGATTCATCGCTGCAAGCCCCGCCGAAGGTCAACCAGGAAATCAGCGACCGGGAAATCGGCAAGCAAGTCAAACAAACCATCGAACAGAAAGGTATCAGGCTATGAGTTCCCCCGACCTTGCCGAACGGACTATCGAAGAAGATGTTGCCGCCGCTATGGAGCAACACACCGATGCCGCGCCAGCCGATGACACAGGCCCAGCGCGCGGCCCGGACGGCAAGTTCGCGCCTGCCGAAGCCGAACCTGCGCCCCCCGGAGAAGCACCCCCGGTTGCCGAAGTCGCTGCGGCGGAAGTGATCGATGATGCCCCCGCGATCCCCGACAAGTTCGCTATCCCGCCGACCTACGCAAAGAAGGCGATCCGCGAGAAATGGACCGAGTTGCCGCCCGAAGTCCGGCAGGAAATCCATGAGCGCGAAACCGATATTCACCGCCAGTTTACCCGGTTCGATGATGAGCGGACGTTCGGCAAGCAGGTCAAGGAAGTGGTCGCGCCTTATGAGCCGTTCATTCGCTCGCTTGGGGCCGATCCGGTGCAGGCCTTAGATTACCTGCTGAAAACGGACTACGCCCTGCGCACCGCGCCGCCCGAAGCGCGCAAACAGATGTTCATGAAGGCGGCGGCGGATTACGGCATCCAGTTCGGCCCTGATGAGCTGGGCGCAGCGCCGCAGGGCGATCCGCGCGTGGAAACTTTGGCGCAGCAGATTGCACGGCTTGAACAAGCGCAGCAATCTGATATACAAGCCCGGCAACTTCAGGAACAACAGTCCCTGGAACAGCAGATTGCGGACTTCGCTTCGAGGCCCGACAAGCCATTTTTTGACAGGGTATCGCCGATTATGGCGTCCCTCCTTCAAAGCGGGCAAGTGGGCAATCTCGAAGAAGCCTACGATCAGGCTGTATGGGCTGACCCTGAAACCCGCGCGCTTCAGCTCGCCGCAGAGCAAAGCCAACGCTCCTCCAAATCGCAAGCCGCCGTGGATAAAGCCCGCGCGGCCAGTGCTTCGGTCACAGGCGCACCGGGTCTAACCGTGCAAGCCTCCAGTCCGACAAGCTCCGGGTCATTGGAAGATGACATTCGCGCCGCGATGAACGCGGCTTCCGGCAGAATTTAATGGAGTAGCCCGTCATGGCCCTCGTTAACCCCTCTTCGACGATGAATGAAATCGTCACCACCACCCTGCGTTCGCGCACCGGCAAACTCGCCGACAACGTAACCAAGAACAATGCCCTGCTCGCCCGCCTTTCCGCCAAGGGCAAGCGCAAGATGGTCAACGGCGGTCGCACCATTGTGCAAGAGATCGAATACGCGGAAAACGGCACCTACAAGCGCTACAGCGGTTATGAAGCCCTGAACATCTCGCCCAGCGACGTGTTCACTTCGGCGGAATACAACTACGCGCAGGCCGCAGTCGCCATTTCGATCAGCGGGCTGGAAATGATCCAGAACAGCGGCGAGGCAGCGGTTATCGACCTGCTGGCAAGCCGTATCGGCAATGCCGAACGCACCATCCGCAACAACATCGCGCTCGACATCTACAGCGATGGCACGGCAGACGGCGGGCGGCAGATCGGCGGCTTGCAGTTGCTGGTTTCGGCAACCCCGACGACCGGGACCGTGGGCGGCATCGACCGTTCGACGACTGTCGGCTCGTTTTTCCGTAACAAGGCGTTCTCGGCTGTCACCAACGGCGGCGCGGCAGCGACTTCGGCCAACATCCAGTCCTACATGAACCGCCTCTACGTGCAGCTTGTGCGCGGGGCCGACAAGCCGGACTTGCTGGTCGCGGATAACAACTACTGGCGACTGTATCTGGAAAGCCTTCAGGCAATCCAGCGCATCAACAGCAGCGATGAAGCCATGGCCGGGTTCTCCAGCCTCAAATACATGGAAGCCGACGTTGTTCTCGACGGCGGTGTGGGCGGCGGTTCGCCGACCAATACCATGTATTTCCTGAATACCGACTTCCTCTATTTCCGCCCCGCTTCGGGCCGGAACTTTGAACCGCTCGGCGACGAACGGCAGTCGGTCAATCAGGATGCCATGGTCAAGCTCATCGGCTTTGCTGGCAACGTCACCCTCTCGAACGGTTCGCTCCAGGGCGTTCTGGTCGCTTAAAGCCAAGAAAGGACAAACATCATGGCTTTTGTAGCTCTCAATGACATCCTGGGTGAGGTTGACCTGAGCATTGTCGATACGGCAGGCCCGGGCTTCCAGAACCTGATTTCCGGCACCGGATCGGGCCGCATGAATTTCTACACGCAGATCGTTGCGGGTTACGACCCGAACCTCGGCGGCGGTGAATTCATGTATCTGCGATACTCCGGCACCATTGCCGCTGGCACCGTCTGCGAAGTCACGCCATCGATCACAAGCGGGCAGATTATCCAGAACGCTACGGCATGGGCAGGCACAGCGATCACCGGACGGCCTCTCGCCATCGCGGTATCGGCGGGCACTGTCGGCCAGTTTGGCTGGTTCCAGGTGCAGGGCAACGCGATTACGACCGTGCAGGGCGCTCCGGCAGCAGGTAACCCCACCTACTGGCAGGCCGCTGGCGTCGTTTCGCCGACCGTGGTCATCTCCAAGCAGATGGTCAACGCGAACTTCGCTACGGCGGTTTCGCAGACCATCGGGCAGGGATCGACCGCCGTGGTGCTTACGTCCACACAGGCAATCGTGACGATCAACCGTCCGTTTGCCCAGGGCGCGATCACGTAAACAGGTAGCGGTGCAGGTTCGGGGGAGCCTGCGCCGCTACATCCCCCAATCCCCCCACGTTTTTGGAGAAGCCCATGTTTGACGCCCCCACACTTGCCGAACCGCAGATCGTCGGCAACGGCGATGTCCGCGCGGTCACTTACGGCAATGATTCCGGCCTCTACGTCGAGTTTCATTACGAGGATATCCACCTCGAGGCGCGCAGCGAGGCGGAGGGCCGTCCGATCTATGACCGCGTTCCGTTCATCTCGATCTACATTCCCGGCGACAAGACCAAGAAGGTTGTGCGCGCTGTCCGGACACAGTGGTTCGGCGATACCCCGCCCGATACGGAGCGCTTCCACCGACAGTGGGCCGCGTTCCAGCAGGGCGAGAAGGTCATGGCCGAAGGCTTGCCGCTGAAGGAATGGCCGATCATGACCACTTCGCAGGTCAAAGAATTGAACGGCCTCAACATCTACACCGTCGAACAGCTTGCCGAAGTGCCGGATACCAACCTTGATGCACTGGGCCATGCCGGGCGATCATTGCGCGACAAGGCCAAGGGCCATCTGGCGCGCTTGGCTTCGACGGCAAGCGCTGACAAGCTTTCGGCGCAGAACGAAGATTTGCAGCGCCAGCTTGATGAACTGCGCGCCTCGCTCGAAGCGCCGCGCCGTGGCCGTCCTCCCAAAAACGAAGGGGTAACTGAAAATGACGATTAAGCAAAACCTGGTCGGTAGCGGCCTTGCACCGAGCTCGGCAACCGCCGTGCTGGGCAGCGCCAGTGCGGGCCTTGTTGCCACCGGGACGACGCAGGCCGATGCCTTGATCATCCAGGTGAGCAACAACCAGTATACGACCGTTGCGGCTGGCACTGGGGCCGTCATTCCGAGCTTCACCCAGCCCGGCGACGTGATCCGCGTTTTCAACAACGGCGCGAACACATTGCTGGTCTATCCCCCGCTGGGCGGGGCGATCAACAACGGTGCGACCAATGCCGGATTCTCGGTTGCGGCCAACAAGGGGGCGCAGTTTACGATGGTGAGCGCTACCCTTTGGGGTGCGATCCTGAGCGCCTGACGTGGCTTCGTCGCTGCTTGATCTGGTCAATGAGGTTTGTCTGGAAGTGGGGCTTCCGACGACTACGCTCGTCGTTTCCTCGACCGATACGCAGGTTAAGCAGCTCCTGGCCCTCGCTAACCGCGAGGGCCGGGAACAAGTCGCTGCACCGAACCAGTGGCCGCAACTGCAAAAGGTGCAGACCGTCACCCTGGTGAACGGACAGGCATCCTACGATTTCCCCAGCGACTTCAATGCCTACATTTCGGAGACGATCTGGAACCCGTCGATGCGCTGGACCGTGGCAGGCCCCATGTCGCCGCAGGATTGGGAATTCCTGAAATCCGGCCTCATCAATTCGCAGCCGTGGATGCGGTTTCGGATTTGGCAGGGCAAGATATTCTTTGATCCGACACCGACCAGCGTCAACGACGGCCAGACGGTGACAATCGAATACCAGTCGAACAGCTACTGCAATTCGGCAGCGGGAGTTGCGCAAAGCAAATGGGCGGCTGATACCGACACGTTCGCGCTGCCGGAAGACGTGCTTGTTCTGGGCCTCAAATGGCGCTGGCTGGCGGCGAAACGGCTCGATTACGGCGAGGAAAAGAAAGCGTGGGCCGATGCCTGCGACAAGGAACTTGCCCGCGCCTACAGCAACCGCACCGTGCCGCTGAATAACCAGTCGTGGCCGGACGCATGGGGCAAGGGGTCGATCCAAGACGGCGACTATCCGGGCCGATGAAACAGGCGCTGCGCTCGACCAAGGCGTCCACCACCTCGATTCCGGCCCCTGTCGGCGGCTTGAACGCTATCGACTCGCTGGCCGATATGCCCGCAACCGATGCGATCCAGATGGACAATTGGGTGCCGGGCGTTACGTCCTGCGCAATCCGCTACGGCTATCTTGCGCAAGTGACGGGCTTCGCCTCAACCGTCGAAAGCCTGATGCCCTACAATGCCGCATCGGCCAACAAGCTCTTTGCCGCCTCCGGGACCGCAATCTATGACGTGACGGTAGCTGGCGCATTGGGGGCGGCGGTTGTGTCGGCCATGTCAAACGCGCGCTGGCAGCATATCAATTTCGGCACGGTCGGCGGGCAATTCCTGCTGGCAGTCAACGGCGCGGACAAGTGCCGGGTCTATAACGGCACGGTATGGGGCTTTGAAGGCGACGGCACGTTCCCGGCTGTGACGGGCTTCAACACGCAGCTTGCCAAAGACGTTCAGGTCTATGCCCGGCGTGTCTGGTTTGTCGAAAAGAACAGCTTCCGGGTCTGGTATCTGCCGCTGGAAAGCATCGGCGGTGCGGCGGCATCAATCGACTTTTCATCGCGGTTCATTCTGGGCGGCTATCTCGCCGGAATGGTGACGTGGCAGGTTGCATCCGAACTCAACATCAACACCTACGCGGCCTTCGTTTCGTCCATGGGCGAGGTGCTGCTTTATACGGGCGATAACCCCGCCGATGCGACGACATGGGCGCAGGTCGGCCAATTCCGCATTGGCCGGCCTATCGGGCAGCGGTTCTACGAGCGTTTCGGCAATGATACGGTCCTTGTGACTATCGACGGGCTTATGCCACTGTCGAAAGCGGCAATTACGGACAGGCGTTCGCAGTCCGATGCGATCAGCTACAAGATCATTCAGGCCATCGGCGATGACCAGTTGCTCTATTCGGCAAACTTCGGCTGGCAGGCGATCATCTATCCGGCTGGCAACAAGCTCATCATCAACGTGCCAAAATCGCAGGCATCGGATAACGTGCAATACGTGATGAACACGCTCACGAATGCATGGTGCCGCTACACCGGGATCGGGGCCTATTGCTGGGCGCTCTACAAGGACGAAATCTATTTCGGCGGCGCAACGGGCGTCTACAAGGCCGAATACGGCAATGATGACAACGGCACCGCGATCAATGCCACGGTGATCCCGGCATACAGCTATTACGGCGCACCGGGCGCTAACAAGCTGTTTACCGCCGTGCGCCCGATCATCACCGCCAACGGCACGTTTTCGCCATCTATCGGGCTGGTATTCGACTTTCAGGGCGGTATCCCGTCAAGCAGCCCCCAGCTTTCGACGGCAAGCTCAACGGCGGCGTGGAATACCTCGCCGTGGAATACGACGCCTTGGGGGTCGGTATTCATCACGAACCGCAACTGGCAATGGATCGGCGGCATCGGTTTCTCGGCAACAATGGTCATGCAAAGCTCTACCAAGGGTATGGATGTAACGTGGGCCTCTACCGATTGGCTTTATGAGCGCGGCGGGGTTTACTAATGTTGCTTGACCCTGTGCCGGGGGGTCGATTTATCATCGCCGATGACCGCATGATGCGCTGGATTGCCGAACGCATCCCCGGCATTGCGCCGGGATACACATGGCAGCAGGCAACGGCGATTGGGCTGGCATCGGGCAATGAGATCATCGCGGGCATGGTCGTGCATGACTACGTGCCGGAAACGCGTAACTGCCAGATCACGTTCGCGGCATCGCGTCCGAATTGGGCCACGAAAGCCTCGATCCGCGCCATGCTGGCATATCCGTTCCTGCAATTGAACTGCCGCCGCGTGACAACGCTGATCCGGCGTTCAAATGCCCGCGCGATCCGGTTCAACCTGGGGATCGGGTTCAAGCAGGAAGGCGTGGTGCGCTATGGCTTCGGTGACGAGGATGCGCTGTTGTTCGGCCTGCTGATCGAGGAAGCGCCGGAATGGATGGGCTTTACCTCGCCGCCCGAATAGGCTAAGTCATGCGCGAATGGCAGCGGCCTTGTCGCTCCTCCATCGAGCAATCGAGATCGGAGGACGCGTGAACAAGCTCAATCCCCATAAGCCCAATGCATATGACCCGGCGCAGAACATCGCGGCGGCACAGGGTATGAATATGCCCGTGCATGGTATGGAAAATATGCCAATGCCTCAGCGCGGCGGGCAGCACAGCGACCAGCGGGCGATGATGCGGCGGCAGATGATGGCGCAAATGCTGGCAAGTCAGCCGTTCAAAAACCCGCAAATGGTCCCCATGCAACAGCAGATGTATAGCTGATGAAAGCGCCCAAAGCACCCGATCCCTACGCGACTTCGGCGGCACAAACGCAGTCGAACCAGCAGACCGCCGCCTATAACGCGGCGCTCAACCGGGTTTCGCAATACACGCCCTACGGGAACCTGGTCTATTCGCAGACCGGGGTTGATGGCAGCGGCGCGCCGAACTACCGCGCGGACGTATCGCTTACCCCGGCAACGCAGCACCAGCTCGACACGCAGCAGGCGCAGGACAGCGCGATTGCCGACCTTGGCTTGGGCCTAACCGGGCAAATCGGCGACCAGATCAACCAGCCGATGCCGGACACTGCCGAGAGCGCGCGGGCGGCAAGCGATGCCTACTATAACAAGCAAAAGGCTTATCTTGATCCGCAGTGGGCAACCACGCAGGACAATACCGACAGCAAACTGGCAAACCAGGGCATTATCCAAGGCTCCGAGGCATGGAACCGCGCGCAGGATGCGCTGGGGCGGCAAAAGACTTTTGCTTACGACCAGGCGCAGAACGGTGCAGTGCTGCAAGGCCAGAACGCGCAGGCGGCGGCTTTGGCGAATGCGATCACGCAGCGCAACTTGCCCGTTAACCAGCTCAACGCGCTGCGCAGTGCTACGCAAATCCAGAACCCGACGTTCACCAATACGCCGACTTCAAACTCGGCCAATACCGATGTTTCGGGCAATATCTGGAACAGCTACAATGCGCAGGTTGCCAACTCGAACAACTTCATGAACGGTTTGTTCGGGCTGGGCGGTGCGGCGCTTATGGCATCTGATCGCAGGTTGAAAACAGCGATCCGCCGCATCGGTAAAACCCGCATTATGGGCTTGCCGCTTTACGCGTTCCGCTATGTGTGGGGCGGTCCTGTCCGCGTCGGCGTCATGGCGCAGGACGTGCTGCGCGTGATGCCTGAAGCCGCGCTTAAGGTGAAGGGTCGCTACGTGGTCAATTACGGGGCGCTCAGCTAATGGCGACCAAACAGGACGTATCCTTTGCCAGCCCGCAAGCGATCCTTGCGCCGGACCTTACCGTCCAGCAGGCGCAGCAGGAGCGCCAGCAAGCGCTGATCGACGCCTTGAAGTCGCAGGCCTTGCAGCAGATAGACGGCGGGCGCGGTGCCATTTCATGGACGCAGGGGCTGGCGAAGCTGGCCGATGCGCTTGCGGCGCGGACCATGCAAAAGCGTGTGGACAAGAAGGCGGTGCTACTAAACCAGTCCTACGCCGACCGGATGCGCCCAATGTTCGGCTTGCCGCCTATCGGGCAGCAACAGCAAGGCAGCAGCGCCGGGCCTATTGATCCCGGAATGTCGGCTGGAATGTCGCAGCCTACGCAATTCGATCAGGCCTTCGCGCCTGAAACGCAAGCAATGGCGGGGGCCTCTCCTCCCCCCGTGGCACCTGCCATGCAGGAAGCCGCCCCGCTGCCGCAGTCCCCGCAGTCCCCTGCGGCAGCGGGGGATTACCCTATGGCGCTGAGCGGCAATCCACAGCAGGATCTCAACGACTGGGCGATGAACTCGGACGAATACACAAAGGCCATGATCGCCAATCACGCGCCGGTCGCGATGGCCCGCACCGTGCAGCAGGCGCGGGATGCAATGGCGCGCGGGGACTTTGCGACGGCGCAAGCATTGCTGAAAAATATCCAAAAAGAGAACAACATTCCGCCAATCATAGGCCGGGCAAATGCGACAATTCGCGATGCGACTGATCCGTCAAAGGTTCTCGGGTATGATCCGGGCGCACTAACCGGGGCAATTCCTGAATTTGGGCCGGATGGAATGCCGACTGGCTACAGAATGCTGCCCGGTGCATCACAAGCGATTGCGGCGGCATCCGGGGCTGAAACCGCAGGCAAGAACGCAAACACGCCGATCACGGCTTACGATGCACAGGGCAACCCGATATTCACCAACGCGCTTAATGCGGCCCACGGCGGACAGGGCGGCAACTTGCGCCCCGCGCCCCCGCTTGGCGCGCAGGCCGCTTTCAACGTCACTGGCACCAATTCAGCCAATGCGTTCCAATCCATCTCGGATGCGGCTGCGGACGTGCCTAACCGCATCCTCGCGCTGCGCCAGATGCAAACGCTGGTCAATGATCCGAAGTCAGTATTCGGAAAGGGCAGCGAAGGATGGAATAAGGCGGCGGGCTATCTCGGCACATTGACGGGCGGCGAACGTCCGAACGTCACCAACGCAAACGAGTTCAACAAGTGGGCCGCGCAATACAGCGCCCGCTCTGCGCAGGAGCTTGGCCTGCAAGGTTCCGATAGCCGCGTCCAACTTGCTGTCCATGCCACCCCGAACGGCGAGATGACGCGCGGCGCGCTGCAAACCATTCTGCCGCAATTCGTCGGTCTGGAAAACGCCAAGGCAGGCATGGCGCAAGCCGCGAATACTTGGCAGCAGCAATACGGCCCCGCATCGGTGCAGCAGTTCCGCACGACGTGGAATCAGAATTATGACCCGCGCATCTATACCTGGATGGCGCAGGGTCCGCAGGCCTTTGCGCAAAATGCCAAGTCGCTATCGGCTTCGGAACGCAATGCGCTGCGCAACAAGTATGTTGAATTGAAGCGCATCGGGGCGCTGCCGCAGTGAGCGATGACCCGTTCCTTGCTGCGCTGGGCGGTGCAGGCCCTCGCAAGCCGCACCCCATGGTCAACACCATGGTGCCGATCACGATTGCCAGCGAAAGCGCGGGCAACCCCAATGCCGTTAGCCCCAAGGGCGCGCGCGGGATCATGCAAGTCATGCCGGACACGGCACGCAATCCCGGCTTCGGTATCACGCCGTCTAACGGCACCCCGGAGGATACGGCGCGGGTAGGGCGCGAACATCTCTCCGCGATGATGGACCGCTACAATGGCAATCCCGCGCAGGCATGGGCTGCCTACAATTGGGGTCCGGGCAATCTCGACGGGGCTTTGGCGAAATACGGCGCGAATTGGCTGGCCCACGCGCCTGCCGAAACGCAGGCCTATGTGCGCAAGAACATGGAGCGGCTTGGCGGCGATCAAGCACCAGCCGACATGGGCGATCCGAATGACCCCTTCCTTAGCGCCCTCAATGGTGATAGAGGCCATGGCAATGCTTCAAATGTTCCTGCACCGTCTGCCGGGAATGCTGGCGGGTCTGGGCCTGACAATGGCCGTCCTGTTTTTCCAGTCGCTGGTGATCCACTACAAAATCAGCAGCCGCAAGCGCAAGCGGGACCAGCGCAAGACAGCCCTTCGCGCATTGCCCAAATCGGACGCTTCGGCCACGATGTAATCTCCGGCGTTTTTAACGGCGTCGATGATGTAGTGGGGCAAGGCTTCGGTCTGGCTGCCCGTCTCGGTGATTTCACCGGGATCACGCACGGCGCGCTTGATCGCCATGACCAGTTTCAGGAAGGGTATCAGAAAGGCAATGAAAAAGCCTTTTACGATCCGAATAGCTGGGCGCGGGCAGGCGGACGGGTAGGCGGCAACATCGCAGCCCTTGCCCCCGTCACCGCCCTGCGCCCGCTCCAGGCATTGGGCGCGGAAGGCAAGCTAGGCGCTACACTGGCGAAATATGGCGACTACGCGGCGCAGGGCGCTGCCGCTGGCACCGTCATGAGCGGCGGTCACGACATCGCTGAAAACGCCGCGCTGGGCGCTGTGACGGCCCCGGTGCTGGGCGCTGCTATCGAAAAGGTTGCCGCGCCCGCGTTGGTATGGGCCGGAAGCAAGGCCATGGGCGCTGCCGAACCGGGGATTAATGCCGTCAAGGCATTGGCCGAGCGGATCAAGACGCGTTCGCAGGCCGCTAGCGAGATGGCCCCGGAAACGGGCCCCGCTGCCCCGAACGTTATGCCCGCCGAAGTGCGGCAAGGCATGGCAAAGATGCTTGAAAGCGGTGCATCTGCTGATGATGTCGCTACAGCCTATCCTTATTGGTCCGATGCCAAGGGAAACCGCGCTGTTATTTCATGGTGGGCGAATCACTTCCAAAAGGGCGGGAAGGGTCCGGTCAAATTTGCCGGGGAAGCGCCAAAGCCGAGCGATCCAGCCGGACAAGCCACCCGCGAACAGCTTGCCGCCGCTATCGGGGATCGCGCGCAGAACCGGGGTATTTCGGCAACGCGCGAATTGCCGCAAGGCGTTGCGACCCGCGCCAGCGAACTTGAAGCGCAGGGCGTTCCGAAAGGCGAGGCACTGCGCCAAGCCGATATTGAGGCAATCGGCGCAAAGCCTGCCGTTGCCCATGTCACGCGTTCGTTCGACGATATGCACGCGCTGGTTGAAGGGGCGAAGCATACCACGCCGGAAGGTGCAGCCCTGCGCGAACAACTTGGACAGAACAATGCCGCGCTGCAC